ACTTTTAATAAAGGAGAAAAAAATGACTAGAAGCATCGATGATGGTGGAATCGTAGATACAGTAATAGATACAGTTCAAGAAGTGACAAGGCTACAAGGAGAGTCTGGAAATATGGTCGCTGGTGTTATAGGTAGCGTAACTGGATGGAACGAAAGGTATACTCCAGACCTCCCGCAAGAGCTTATAGACGGATGGGAAAGAGCCGCCTTTGACGCTTACAATCAGGGCATGGAGCCAAATGGTCCAAAAGTGGGAGGAACAGGTGGTGGTTTGATTCCAGCATGGACTACCCTTCGAGATCTCTTGCATCTTGCCCTACAAGCAGCTTCTAGTGCAGCTCCCGATAAACCTGGCGGTGTAAATTATGTACCAGTAACAAAAACTTTAGCCACAGCGCAAGCGAATGCGATAATGAATTTTGTATTTCAATTGAAACTAAATGGGCCAGTTTCGTCTTCGGGTACTGGGTTTTCTTTTGGATCTCCATTTTTTCATATGGTTGTTATACCTTTCGGAGATTCTAATCTTACACCGATGTGTTATGTTTCATAAATTAATATCAGATAAAATTATACTGAAGAATATTTAATACAACAGCAAAAGTAAGGTTTAACATTGTCTAATTCAAGAACATACAAATTTAAGTCAGTCGGTGAGACTGTTGAAGAGTACGGACAAACACGCCGAACCGATATTAAAGCACGACCGCCAATTGGAATTAAGACACCACTTAGACTAGATTATGATTACGGAAATCTTTTCGAAATGCATTATGAAAAAGATTCTTTAATAAAAGATAATTTTAAAAATCTACTTCTTACTAATCATGGCGAAAGAGTCGGGATGTATGATTTTGGCGCTAATTTGCAAGAACTAGTAATGGAATTAGGCGCTTCAAATACTGATAACGAAGCTATGATAAGAATTACTAGCGCTGTTAAAAAATATATGCCATATATAACATTACATAACTTTGAAGGTTTTTCTATTCCGAGAGACGGCAACACTGGTGGAACAGCTCAAAATGGGATAAGAATAACATATTCTGCTCCAGTAGCTGGAATAAACCAGCAAGTAATGGAAGTTATTTTGTACATGGGAGGGTAATATGTCAGTTGATTCTTCGAAATTAGTTGCTAAGACAGCTCAAAAATCTTATCTTGCGAAAGACTTTGTTTCTTTCCGGCGAGATTTAATAAAGTACGCAAAAGTATTTTTTCCTGATAAGATTCAAGATTTTTCTGAAGCTAGCCTCGGTGGCCTTTTAGTAGAAATGGCTGCGTACGTTGGCGACAGCATGTCGTTTTATTTAGATTATCAATTTAATGAACTAAATCCAATAACAGCTATTGAGCCAGCAAATATAATAATGCATGCTAAAAATGCCGGAGTGCCTGTTAGCGGTGCTGCTCCAGCAGTCTGTATTTTAACCTTCTACATATCTGCGCCAGCAGAGCTTTCTGATACTGGAGATTATACTCCAAAAAAATCAACGCTTCCTATAATAAAAAAAGAAACTCAAGTAAAATCTAATTCTGGTATAGTCTTCACCTTAGTAGATGATTGTGACTTTTCAGAAGTTGATGATTACGGAAACTTAAAAGCAACTTATACAACATCAGAAGTAGATGACGTTAATAACCCAACTACATTTATTCTAACTAGAGATGTTACAGTCATATCTGGAAAAATTATAACGCAAACTTTTAAAATACCAAATGTGCTTAAGCCGTTTAGAAAAATTACTTTGTCTAATCAAGATGTAAGCCAGATCATTAGAGTAAAAGATTCAGAGCAACACACATATTATAAAGTTGAATCCTTAGCAGAAGATACAGTTTTTAAAGCAGTTAAAAATTTAGATGATGAAAAAGAGCTTGTAACATCTAATCTAGAAGTAATACCAGCTCCTTATAGATACATAACAAACACAGACTTTAGAACAAGAATAACAACAATACAATTTGGATCAGGCGATGCAACCGCACCAGATGACGATATTATTCCAGATCTTAGCGTTTTAGCGCTTCCTCTTTATGGAACTACTACAATGCCTAGATTCTCTATAGACCCCAATGCGCTGTTAAGAACATCAACTCTTGGAATAGCTCCTGTTAATACTAGCATAGAAGTTATGTATCGTTTCGGTGGAGGCTCCAATCATAACGTTTCGCCCAACTCTATTAGAACAATCTCTTCTTTAGAGATTATGTTTCCAGAAAATCCAACGTCTTCAGAGCAAGACTATGTAATTCAATCTCTAGACCTTAAAAATCCAACGTCTGCCGCTGGTGGCGCTCCGCCGCTTTCTATAGAAGGCTTAAAGTCTTTAATCCAGTCTTCTAGAAACCAGCAAGCAAGAATTGTTACTCAGCAAGATTTATTAGCTAGACTTTATACACTCCCTAATACTTTTGGAAGAATTTTTAGAGCTGGAATTCATCATAACCCAGACAACCCACTTTCATCTAATCTTTACGTAATATCTAGAGACGCTAATTTAAATCTAGTGATAGCTCCAGATGCTCTAAAGATAAACATTTCAAAATATCTTAATGAGTTCAGATTAATTTCAGACGCTGTAGATATTTTAGACGCTACTGTTATAAATTACGGAGTTGAATTCTCAGTTGTATGCTCGCCAGATGCCAATAAGAGCACAGTAATTCAAAATGTTATAAACGCTATAAAAGAAATTTCTGATATAAAATATTTTCAAATAGACCAGCCGATCGTAGAAAGTGATGTAATTAACGCTGTTATTAATACTGCTGGAGTGCTTTCTTTAGTAGAGCTAAACTTTATAAACTACTCAGGGGTTGTAGGTGCTAATCCATATAGCAACTATGGGTATAACTTAGAAGAAAATAAACACAAAGGGCTTTTTGTTGGTGTAGAAGGTTCTATATTTGAAATGAAATTTCCTGATTCCGTAATAATAGGAACAGCACAATAGGAACACAATGTACTTAATTTTGACTGCTAGCAAAAGCACTTACATTACTAACAAGATTATAGACAATAAATTCAGAGCCACCGATGCCAATGTTGGGCGAGCTGGAACTCTAGATTTATTTAAGCTATACGATGAGTCTACTTTATCTGGATCTACATATCCAATTGAACTTTCTAGAATTCTTTTAAAGTTCAATTATGACGCTCTTCAAAGCTTAACAGCTTCTAAAATAGACGTTGCTTCTAGCACATTTAGAGCTAGATTAAAATTGTTTGATGTATACGCTGGACAGGGAATTCCGAAAAACTTTAAAGCAATAATATATCCGCTCTCTAAATCATTTAATGAGGGCGTGGGTAGAGATGTGTCAGCATTTCAAGATATAGATGTAGCAAATTTTATTACTGCTTCATACTCTAATAGTACTGCCAATATATGGACATCAGCTGGTGCTAACCAAGGAGGACTACTTGGTTCAAGCAATTTAGACTATATTTCTTCTGGGTCTTTAGGCTCTGGTATTGTAAATTTTGGAAAAACGCAACTTTTCAAAGAGGGTAGCGAAGATTTAGACATTGATATCACAACTTTGCTTTCTGGAGTGTTGACAAATCAAATTCCAGATGTTGGTTTTAGAATTTCCTTTAGTGGCTCTCAAGAGACTGATACAAAGACTAGATTTGTAAAAAGATTTGGTTCTAGGCACGTTTCAGATGTTTTTAAAGCGCCGCAACTTCATGTTAGCTACGATGATAGCATTATTGATCATCATGAAGACTTTATTTTTGACTTGAGTGGATCTATATTTTTAAATAATTTTCATAGAGGATCTCCTGCTAACATATTGTCTGGTACATCTGCATCAGAGCTTTCTGGAAACAGTTGTATAATGCTAAGATTAGAAAAACAAGATCTTTCTCTTTATTTTACTGGATCGCAGCACGCAGACGGTACTTTAGATACAGGGGCAAAAGGATTATATTCAGCGTCATTTGCAGTTTCTTTAAATAATTCTGAAAAAGTAAACTCTACTGAAAGATTATTAGATCTAGCGTATAAAAGCGGATCAGTTACTTTCGACGAGTACTGGACATCAGTAGATGGCACTGTTGGCTATTATAGTGGCAGTTTAGAAGTTAAACTGCCGTATAGAACATCTTACAATTATTCTCCAGCTGACTTATTTTTCCATTTTACCAACATGGAAAAAGCTTACAATTCTTTAGACGTAGCTAGGCTTAATATCTTTATAAGAAATTTTGAAATAAAAGATAAATCTAGCAAACTTCCATATTCTAGAAAAAGTATAATATTATCGCAAGTTTATTATAGAATAAGAAATAAAAGTAATGGAAAAGTAGTAATCCCATTTGATACTTCAACAGGCGGAACAAAACTTTCTTCTAACAGCGGTGGCTTAAGCTTTGAACTCCGTTGCGAGTCTCTCCCGCGTGGATATGTATATACAGTAGACTTATTAGTAAAAGATTTTGATCAAAATAGAATATACGAATCAGCGAGTCCAAGCTTCAAGGTAAACTAATGGCAAAACGACCTACAAGCTTTTTTACTCGTGGAGGTCTATTCTCCCCGAGGCTTGTAAATAAAATAACTGAAGAAGATCCAACAGTTCTCAAGAAAGACTCTGGAGATCTTTCTGGATCATTGATAGGCGGCGATGCTTATCAATTTGACGCGCCTGGCGCTCCATTTAAAAGTACACAGCAGATTCCTCTAGACTGGTCTGAATTTGTTAATCACACATTTTTTAATTCTGCAGAGTCTAAAGTAAATGTTACTTTTGACACAGTTATTAACTACTTCCCATTTGATGGTAAGCAGTCTGATATAGATTCTTTTAATGAAAATCTTACTGGATTTGAAAAATGGGTATTCGACAAGTGGCCTAAGCATCTAGGGTGGCTTTCATTTTCTGGCTCTAATGATGGCCCACCTAACGAGGGAAGCTATATTAGAGTGAAAGACGTAGCTGGTGTTCTTTATCCTTCACTTTCTACTAGAAGAGATGGTGCTACTGTTTTAGATCCTGGAACGAAAAGCTTTTCAGTTGAGTTTTATATTCATGTTCCGCTTGAAGCTAATGAAAAGCAAGTAATTTTTCAAAAAAGGCAATCGCTAAATGGAGTAGATTCACCAGG